AGAGTTAAACTCTCAAATAGATAACGGCATCAGTATGTCTGACGACACAATACATAAAGAAAACTTTATAAAGTTTCTCTCTGACTCAAGAGATTGGGCCTTTGAGTATATTGAAAAGTCACAACAAACCATTAAAGAAGTTTCAGATGAACTAAGGGTAAAAGGTTTGGATAACTACTCAGAAAAACTTTTAGCCCTTTTGCCAGAGATAAATCAAGAAAAGAGATAACATGAGAGAAATTCTGTTATCAACTATTACAGGTTTTGGATGTGGTGTTGTATTTGCTGCATTCAAATTACCAGTCCCAGCACCACCAGTTTTTGCGGGAGTCGCAGGAATTTTTGGTTTATGGATTGGTTTTACAACAATAACAAAAGTTATATCCTAGGAGGAATAATGAATAACCTATTAAATGATAAGACAAAGGCAATGCTGGCATCATATGGACGATCTGTTCTTGGTTCAGTAATTGCACTTTACATGGCTGGCGTAACAGATCCAAAGGATCTATGGGCTGCACTAGTTGCTGCTTTAGCGCCCGTTGCATTGAGAGCGCTTAATCCTAATGATAAGGCGTTTGGCGTATTGCCAAATACTGGTGCTGTTTCAGATGCACTTAGCAAGATTGTACCTGCTAAGAGTGCACCAAAGAAAAAGGCTGCTAAGAAAAAGTAGTTTAATCTTAGGAAATGGGTCTGGTATTATTCTAGGCCCATTTTTTAATTAAGGAATTATTGTGAAAAAATTATTAGTTATTATGCCATTGTATAATGATGAACTATATGTTGAAAGAGCAATTGATAGCATACTAAATCAAACCTTTAAAAATTTTGAATTATGTATAATTAACGACTGTTCAACAGATAATTCTTTAAACAAAATAGAAAAGTACTTATCTAACTCCAAAGTTAGATTGATTAATAATGATAAAAATATGGGCGCTTATTATTCTAGAAATACTGGATTGCAGTTATTAGAAAAAGAAAATTTTGATATATACACCATTCACGATGCAGATGATTTTTCTGATTCTACTAGATTTGAAAAAATAGTTAAATTTTTTAATAATGATAATTTACTTGGTCTAGAAGATTTACAATTAAAAATTGGAGGTATGCCACCAAGTTGGTTAATAGAGTTAGGAAAAACAATGCCAAATCACGCTCATGCTTTTTTTAATAAAAAAGTTTTTAACATATTAGGTTATTTTGATAATTCTAAATTTGGAGCAGACACAGAATATTGGCACAGATTGTTAAGATATATAAGAATAAACGCAGGTGGATCTGTTTTTGGATTTAATGAATTATTATACTATGCACAAATTACAGAAGACAACTTAATAATTCAATATCAAGAATACGAAAGAGATTTATACTTTAAAAAAAATATGGAAGGAATTAATAAAATGGTAAATGTTAAAGATTTCTATAAACCATTTTTTATAAATTAACTAAATGGATTTTGTTTATATTTGCAAAGAAGGTATTAACGAAGAATTAAAATATTCAATTAGATCTGTCGTTGAAAGTTTTCCAGAAGCAAATATATGGGTTGTTGGTGGCAAGCCTGACTGGTATATAGGAAATTATATAGAAGTAGAACAAAAAGAATCAAAATATAAAAATGCTGTAAAAAATTTACAAACAATTTGTTTTTCACAAGAAATATCAGAATCGTTTATTTTAATGAATGATGACTTTTATATTATTAAAAAAATAAATAAGATAGAAAATTTTCATAGTGGCTTATTGTTAGATAAGATAAACTTATATCAAAAACTTAATGGTAACTCTCAGTACACCAGAAAACTCTCAGGCACATATAAAAAACTTAAAGCGTTGGGATTTGAGAACCCCTTAGACTATGAACTCCACGTCCCCATGATTATGGAAAAAGAAAAATTAAAGGTAGTTTTAGAACTTTTAGATCAATTTTTATGGAGATCTATATATGGAAACAAGTTTGATGTCGGTGGCACACAGATGGAGGACGTTAAAGTTTACAATTCTGGACCATTAGTTCTTAAGTCTTATAATTTAAACATAAATGATCACACTTATTTGTCTAGTGCCGACAGTTCATTTAATAATATATTTAATAAAATACTTAAGATCAAGTTTGATAAAAAAACTAAATTTGAGAAATAAGTTCTAAATATTTGTCTTTAAGTGTTGTTGGTGCAAAATTGTTAAATCCTAAATCATAGGCCTGTTGTTTATAATTAGTTTTATCATTGATAGACATATACTTATCAATTGTTTGTGCTAACAAAACATTGTTTGCTTCAAATAAATTAATTCTAACCTTTGTTCTAATTGTTCCTATAGAATCTGACTCAATTAACCAATCTTGTGGCAAGATCTGATTATTAGGTGAAACATTTGTCATGAAAACGGGAAGACCAGAAAGCAGAGCCTCATTCATTGGCAAACACAGTCCCGCATATCGTCTTGGTAATACCATAGCATCAAAGCCGTTATACATATCTTCCCTATTTTCTGGGTTACCAATTTCAATCTTTAACCTTGAATCTGTTACATTAGTTGTTATTTCGCTTTGACTTTTAATAACTAATTCATAATCTGCTTTGGAGTGCTTTAGCATATTTATTACGGTTTCAGTACCGTTTCTATCTTTCGCTGCTTTCTTTCCAGCAATGTGTAATAGTCTATTGTGCGATTTAGAAATATTATTGTTTTTTGCAGTTGCAAACAACTCAGGAGTAGTTGGGGGTGGAAGATGAATTACCTTTGTTCTATCTCCAAACATACTTTGAATTGTTTCAATTTGCCATAAACTAGGAGATAGCAAGATAGTTGGTGGTGGTAGTTCTGGGTTTGATAAGTGGCCAAACAATTCATAGTTATATTGAAGAATAGTTTTTACTCCACGTTTGTTTGCAAACCTTATAAAATTTTGATCATAAAAAGTTTCACAACTTAATACAACATCTACATCCCCTAAAAACATTTTCATCTGTTGAACAGAAGGAAAACCATATGTCTTTATACAACTATATTGGTCATACCACTCTGGGTGCTGCTTATTATTATTAAACGGGGTAGAGTCAATTAAAAAAATCTTATCAGGATTAAGCATATTAACTAACTCTCTAGTTTGATTACCAAGGCCAGTGTTGTCTGATCTTGCTATGATTCCTAGTCTCATTCTTTATACCCCCAAGTTTTATCATCAGAAGTATACTTTCTTCCGCCTTGGCGACCATCTAAGTGATAAGAGCGTTTAATAGTTCCCTCTGGGTGATAAATCCAAAGTTTATGCATATCCCAACCTTCTTGATTAAATACTTCATATGGAAATATATCATCTTGAATTGCTCCATGAAAAGTATCTTCTATAAAAAATTTATCTTTACATCTTGGAAGCACAATGTCTTTGTAATATTTTTTTCTACTTAGATGTGGCCTTTGACTCCACTGTATGGTTTTCATAAATCCATCTTCCAAGCCAAACATAAGGTGTTTGTGATCTTTTGGTATGAATGATTCAAAATGAAAACGAATAGTGTTTGCCTTGTTGTATTCAAACATATCTAAGCACTTATCCCAGTCTATTGGCATATCTGGAGTTAAAGGAGCATCGCCTTCAATGTAAAGTAATAACGGTGTTTTAATTTCACTAATTGTTTGACGCATCATGTTGGTTTGATGGCTATGCTCTTTAAATATAAATGGTAATATGTTTTTATCTTTATGTAAACACTTCCACAAAATGCGATTTTTATATTCATCATAATCTTTTTTACGATCTTTTTGTTCTTCCCTTAGACCATCTATTTGCATAATGATTTCGTTGTCTGGGAAATGAACACGAATATCACTAATAGTTTGATCTATCATTTTTGTGCTTGGGTGATCTGTAATTACAGAAGTAGCCATAACAATTGTTATATCTCTTTTATGCATTTGCTTGCCTCATTAACTCATTAAACAAATCTCTTTTATATTTAATCCACCAACAGACAATTTGATGCATTTCAGATGTATAGTTATTTAATAATTCAGGTAGCAAGCCAGATAAGTTTTGCCAATTTTCAACAGTTTTTATTGAGTGCTCACCCTGAAACAAAAAATTAAAAAAATTTGTGTTCTGCATTTTTGAATCTAACTTATCTCCTATAGGCAAACAAAGCATTTCAATTGCCTCATAAAATCTAAATGAATCAATGACCATTGCTCCACTAGGGCAAGGAACAATTTTTGATAAAAACATTTTATCGTAATATGATTTCGGACTTAAGCCTTCTGCAAAACCATTAGTTGGATTATAAAAAGAGTTTGGTATGTCAGGCATAACGGAGGCAAGTTCTTGCCTTCTTTGATGTGTTATCTGTCCTGAAAAAGATACATCGTATGATTTATCTTGATACTGTGGTAAATTATTTGATAAATGTTGTGGTACACCTAGTGCTAACTTATTGTATTGTGAATGTTTTC